GTATACCCCGGCAGGATGTAGACTGTGCCGCCAGAAGCGGGCAGAGCGTTTATCGCGGCCTGTAGCGTGGTGTAGCAGCCATCTGTTGCGCCGCCGAGGAATACGACTGCATTGCCCGCAACGCCGCCGAGGCCCTTGATTGTGACAAGTCCGTGCGTACCATCGAGATTGTGCCCTTTGAACGCATTGTCGAAGACCACTGGCAAGCTTGCGCCTATCCCTTTTGTGTTCGCCATACTTGTCCTTTATCTCCCCACGCTTGCGCATGGGGCTTCCACAGCGCCATGGGGCTTCATTAAATCGGCGGGCTTGGGTCGCTGTCCGTCCAGCACCATTTGAACCCGATAATAAGCGGGCTGCCCGTATAGTCGTCGGAACCGTCATCAAAATCGCGGTAAAAGTCTTTAACAAGGATTAAATCGCCTTCGCCCAAATCGCCCGCGGATATAAGCGGCAATACGGCCGTGCAGAACGTCTCACCCGAGGCTGCCCCCGCCACGTCAAGGGCAATCGAGGCTGCAGTAGTGCCTGCCGCAGTGCTGAGGCTCTCGCCCGGTGACACCACCTTGTAGTCAAGGTCGAAAATAGCAGATGTGGCGCTATCGCCGCCGTCGCCGATAGCCGCATACTCAATGTACAACGCGAGGTGCCAGGAAGAATTGAACTTGCTCGGCAATTGCGTCTCAGCCGCCCAGCCCACCTTATCGCCGGAGGCCGGGAATGCCGCCCCGCGTTTAATGGAGTTCGGCACGCCCCGAAACGTCGGCCAGCCGTAGGTGCCGGCCGGGTCCGGGAAAATAATCGTATCTATCGGCCAGTGCGCAACCACCTGCGGGCACCAGTTCACCGTTTCCTTGTTGAGCGCGGTATCGGTATTCGCCTTCGTCGGGTCGCCTACCATCTCGCCGATTATCGTCGGGCCCGTTGGCCGGACGCCCGGCGCGCTCGTAGTGAAGTAGATGCGCCCGTCGTGGTCGATGTCATAATGGTGGTGCGCATCATGCCGTATGTTTGCAAGCGTGTACTCGTCTCCGTCGGGAGTTGTCGAAATGAGGTCGTCCGCAGTCAGGATGACTATATCGCCGATTTGCGCAATACGTATGGTGGGCGTTGCAACCGAGTACCCGTCCGTCTTTTCCGAATAGCCCAGGCCGGAACCTGCAGACGTGGTTATCCAGCCGCCCTCGGCGAGTGTTTCCGGGTTAATGAGCCACATCGCACGGTAGCCCGGCAGGAGCCGGTTAGGCCCGGTTGCGCGGGCAACCCCGACGGGATGCGCGCGTACACGCAGGAAATCACCCAGGTCGCCGCGTTTCAAGTCACAGAGTCGCAGAATCTGAAAGCTCTGACTGGCCGGCCCGTCAATCACGTACTTGTCATCCACGACAAGCATAAACGGCAAGTCGCGGGCAGGGCGTACAAGCGCCGGGGGCCTGCTTGTCAACCGCTTTTCCGTTTCTCTCATAAGGCAAATCCCGCGCCGATTATCGTCATCGGCGCCTTATTCTCACCATGATACCAATGCAGTGAAGTAATCGGCGCTTCGATTTTTTCGGTATCGCCCGCCTCGTCAACTACGGTCAGGATACTCCCGAGTTGCGCGCCCCAGGACTGAAACCCTTTCAGGGTAATACTCGCCCGTGCACGTGACTTGTGGTAGCGGGCGATGGCACCCGCCATGATAAATTTTAGGTACTCGGAGTCATTGCGAAGTGTCACTATCTCGCCGGGCGATTTCTTTATTTCACCCGAACCGTCGATGTGAACGACCGTATCCGGCATAAGCAGCCACAATTCGGCCGAAGATACAACAATATCCTTCACCATCTCGCCGTCTTCATCACCATAAACCAGGACGAGCCGCTGGTCGGCGCGCCGGGCGAGAGTCATTATCATCTGCTCGTAATCGTACCCCTTGTTTTCCGGCCAGGTAACTGTATCGGCGGCATTTTCAAAATGGTCCAGTGCCAGGAGATGCGCCGGGGATGCCCCGATGCTCATCCCCCAGTCATCCCAGAGCACCGACGTGCCGATACTCACCTCGTTTGCCCGGATGTAAGGCTCGCCGGTAAGCTGGCGGTTACGCGCCCAGACATCTTTCAGATATACCATTGGCGGCAGAAATCCAGACTGGAAGCCAGGCGGGTTGTTGTCTACCGGCGGGTCAACCGTATAGTCGAAACCTTCACGCAGAGGTGTAAAATGCGACGTTTCACGCACCTTTATCTGATAGTCCTGCTCGCCGCCCACCACATTGCCTTCGGTATCCAGCGTCGGCGCCGCGCTCTTAAACTCGTCATCTGCGGCAAAGACACGGTAAACGGACTCGAACTTGTCTACCGCGCGCGCGCGGTCATGGTCCTCCGCTGAATCGGCCGGTGTGCCCGTACCCGCCTTGTATTCCGTTTCTAATTCGTCGATCCACTTCTTCTCAAATCGCGCATCGACCGGCCCGTCAGTTTTCTCGCCCCATAGACTGCTGCACAGCACCATACGATTGCCGAGTACTCGGATTTTGTCATATCTCAATTCGTCCGAACGTACAACCTGCACGGTCGGCATGTTCTGAATTTCCGACGACCTGATACGAACGACGTTAGGATTCTTGGGCAATGATACACCGCCGAATGAAACTTCTTCCGAAATCAGCGCGAAGACGTGAATCTCGAAATCGTTTCCGGACTCGATAATTTTGTAGTCAATTCCCATCCGGGGTGATATGAGGTAGGCAAGCGCCTCCGCAACTGTCTGGGTTGCCCGGAATGGCACGACGTTCCTGATTCCTTTCAGCAGCTCACTCTGGCCCGCAAGCTTCCACTTGGGTCCGTTGTCGCTATCCGCAAACTTCTTGAGGATGTACTTCACGGCATCTTCATGCGTCCAGATACTCTCTCCGCCGTAGAGGTGAACGCCGTCGGGGCCTCTGCCGGCACTCCGATTCCCGTACAGGGTTCCGTGCTCTCCGCGTAAATTCATATTCGGTACCCAGCCGAGGTCTTTATCTTCTTCCCAATACGACCGGCTGATGGGTTTCTTTCGCAGGATTTGGAGCGGTGAGTATGCCGTCCACGTCTGAACTCCGCTACGCGCCGGGTCGGAGCCGTAGATGTCATGTGTTACAGCCTCGATTTGGCCCGTCCACAACGATTTCGAACCCGTACCGGACGCCAGGCGGATTTGTATCCAATAACCATCGAGGTTAATAGTACCCCTGACAGACATCGAGCTGTCATTCGGGTCTTTCAGGCTTCCGTAACGGCGGGAAATGACACACCGGCCCAGGTCCTCGCCACATGTACGCAGGAGCATCTCCTGCAGGCGCATCTCGGAACGGTACTGCCACGAGCCATTCCATTCGGCCTTGGTGTAGACAAGTGGCAGCCGCTCCTTCGTGAGCTTCACATTCGCCGGGCCGATTATCGTCATGGACATTAGACATCCTCCGGCAAACGCCCACGCCAGCTTTCGAGTCCTTCGGGTGCAGCCGGGCCGGTCGCGTCGGCCGTGGCTGTCAGGATAACTGAATCTTCGGAATAAATCCACCCGCCGTCATCCCGGCGGGTCTGGACCCGCGCCTTGACGGTTGTACCGTGTACCTGGGCCGTGAGCTCGTAGTCGAGAATGCATAACGCCTGGCCCGGCATAGCTTCGGTATAGTCCGGCGTATCCGCCGGCGGGTTAGCACCATTAAAGGTGTACGCAATCGCCCACTGCGTCGCCCTGAGCGCATCCTCCTGGTAGTAGCTGCCAACAACCGCAACCACCCCGCCTGCGCGAACCTCGAGCTGCGCTTCATTCGCCGGGTTCGGCGGCGAGCCTATAACCACGCCGCCCGCGATATCGAGCCGCAGGTAAGTCTCACCATTGGCTCCCACGGGCAGGAACCCGCTATCTATAACGCCGTTGAAATACGACACGCTCAGGTACCAGGTGCCGTCTGCGTACACGTCTGCCGGCTCGTGCGGCAGCGTCGCATTTGTAGCAAACGGCGTGTCCGTCTCGGCCGGCGGCCCTGAATTCGAGCGGTAGAAGCGATATTCAGCCGCATTGAACACACGGTACTTACCGCGACCATCGTGGTAGCGGCGCGCGAAGTCCGGGCGGGGCGGGGCGATAGTTATCGGCCTGCCCGGCGGCGGTATCACACGGACACTTTTTACAACTCCCGGCATTGCGTAAATGAGAGGCATTTATTCCTTATCTCCCCATGCTTGCGCATGGGGCTTCCGAAGTTTTTATTCCTCGAAAGTGACTGTAATATCACAGTTGACGGCATTCGGCGCCATCGCTCGCACGGCGATTCTGTCACCGGCGCCGCAGACAAGTGGCGCGTCCGGAGGTACCGGGTAAATCACGCTTGTTTGCGGATGTATGGTGAGTGCCTTCAGCACATCGCCCTCAGTCGGTTCTACCTTGATTGTCTTCTGTGCGGTCGTGTCGAGCGTATCCGCCACACTGTCATCCGCCTTGACAAGTGTAAGTGCAGATGCCGTACCTGCATCCATCTGGCGCAGGATTTCGACCAGCACCGGCTCGTGCGTCGCGTCCACGCCGTGGAAACCAATCATAATCTCTGTGATTTTGATTGCATGGTTCGCAGCTGCGATAAGCTGTATAAGCGTCTCGACCGTCGCTGCGGCGAGCGTAATGCCCTTTACAACCCCCATCCCTCGTCTTCCAGCCATCTCAATCCTCCCTTGAAACCCCATGCGCAAGCGTGGGGAGATAAAGAAACCTCAAATACTGTCAAAAGCAAACTGCAGGTGATTTAACACGCCCGGGTCACTGTCTGCCCCGGCCGTTATCGTTCTTCTCAAATAGAGTGTTTCGCTCGCCCCGGATGCGATGCGCGCCCAGAAAAGCGTGTTTATGTGGTCCTCGTAGGTCGGCGAATAGTAGTTCGCGTCATCGCTGCTGATTTCTATTATCCGTGCCGTACCTACTTCAAGCCACGCCTTCACGTGCAAGATGTCCATCGGGCTATCATTTGTAAGCGAAATGGTGTAATCCTCGATATCACCGGCGGCCGCCTCGGCCGCGCTGAGGTCATCATGGCCCGGCCCGTTGTTGTAGGCATCGGCAAGAAATACTTTCGCTTCCGCCACGCCGGGATTCATGTAAGTATTATACACCTGGACGCGGAGCCACTTGCCGGGGTACCGGCCGTCCTCGAGTAGGTGGTTCCCGTCCACGCTGCAATCGGTAGTCGAGCCGAACCTGTTCGAGCCGGGCGCACACCATGATAGCAGCGTCCCGTCGCCCGAGGCTCTCAGACACCCTACCCCCGGCCCGTTGCGGCCCCCTGCAGCCAGCACGGCCACGCCGGGAATCGTTCCTACCGCGATGAGGCTCTCGGTCTCTACGCCCGCAAGTTTCAAACGCAGGGCATCGCCATGGCGGGCTTCCGGCAAGTGGACGCCTTCAGACAGCTCAGGCAAGAGATAGGCATTAGGACCTCGGAGCCATATCGGCAACTGCGCCGGGATTGCCGCTCTCCGCCGTGGTACGATTAGAGGTTGATTGCTTATTGCCATTCGTTCCTATCTATCTCCCCACGCTTGCGCATGGGGTTTCGGCGGCCCCGCCGCCAGCTCTACTTACTACTCCCTACTTTCTCCTTCAATCTGTGTAATCTGTGCAATCTGTGGTTTATTCTTATCTCCCCACGCTTGCGCATGGGGCTTCATCACACCGCCGCAAAAGTAACTTTCGTTGTACCTGAATCGAAAGTCACCGTGAAGTCGGGACCATCCGGCGTCCTGACAACCCTCTCTGAACTCAGCGCAAGCGCAGTACCGTCATTGCCCGCCTTGTCTACCGGGACAACCCGGAATTCCGCATCCGCAAGGTCATCAAGACGCGGGCTGAGTAGACTGTAAACCCATTGAGCATCATCGTGAGGTACGATGCCGATAGTTTCCCAGGCGAACGCGCCCACATAATGCCACCCCATATCTACGCGGCTCACATCATACGACTGGTCGGTTCGAGTTATCCTATCACCAAGTCCAAGACCAGTTACTGTATCGCTGCCAGCATCGAGGCAGGGACTATCCGCATCTTGCCCGGCGGCTATCTGGCTAAGATAATAATTGCCGCCTGGCCCGGCAACAAATTGCGGGTCGGCCTCTATGCAGTTGTTGCGAGTGAAAGAACCGTCGATATACGGTAAAGCAGAACGGCAATCGCAATAATTAAAAACTACCGCCCCGAAACACTGCGCGTCATAGGGTTGTATCGGAGCCGTGTTATTCCACAAGATACAGTCAGTAAGCGTGGCTCTACCGCTGGCGTTATAAGTATGCAAGCCCCCGCCATGATTGACCGAAGTTGAAAGACTGTTTTCTGTGATTGTGCAATTATGGAATGTTGGGTGCGCATCCTGACGTATAAAAATCGCACCGCCACGACTGGCAGCAGTATTGTCATAAAATAAACAGCACGTAAAAGTAGGAGAACTGGAATAGCAATAAAGAGCACCACCACTAACAGCTTGATTGCTGTAAAATTGGCAGTTTGTTATAGTTCCGGTTGCAGTATGAAAATACAAAGCTCCGGCATAATCAGCGTTGTGGCCGTTTTTTAGTATTGAATCGGACATCACCAATTCGGACGAAACGTCTACTTTTATTCCGGCCCCCCAACAAGCACGACAATCATCTATTATACAATTACTGATTGTCAACTTGGATGTGTTTGTGAGCCATACGCCACCACCAGAAACACTTGCACCAACAGCATAGCCATCATAAATTGTCAGGTTACGGATAATCAAGTCAAGTGTTTCACCATTGTGAATATAAAATGCGCGGCCAGAATTTTCGCAGTCGATAACAGTGTCGGCTGGGTCTGTTGTGTCGCCCTCGAAAATAATGTCCTTGCCGCCGGGGTCGATGTTTTTGTTGTTCGCGCCTTGAAACGGACTGTGCGCGGATTCAAGACGGATAGTATCACCTGTTGCCGCACACGCCGCAACTGCGGCCGCTATATCTGCATAGTCAGTAGGTACAAGCCTTACCGTCATAGCCCCACCCTTCGCTCAACCCTATAATAATCAACATCCGAGCTCAGTGACCGGAGCCACCACAACGTTCTGCGCGCAGGGTATTCTTCCGGGGTGTTCGCCTCCGGGTCATAGTCGGGGTCATTCGTGTCAAAAACTTCGACCCGCGCCTGGTCACCGGCCTCAAGGCGAAAATCCATGCTTCCTGACGTCGTAGTGCCTATATAAGCGCCGTCGCGGTACCAATGGTAGTATATTAAGCCTGAAAGGTCTGACACGGCCGTAACGGTCACTATATCGTCATGATAAGCCTGTGAGTAGCTCGTGATGGCCATTTATGGAATTACCCCCTGCAACTGCATCGTCCCTCTCACTCTGTCATTTCCCTCATATATGCAGCCCTGGCGCTGCCCGCGTGAAACCTCGACCACAAGCAGGCCGGTAGAAACCACGGCGTTGCCCGGGCCGGTTTCGATTGATATCGAATACCCCTGCAACGCCCGGAGCGTTGCAAACCAGGTCTCTATATTAGCGGAAGTATCGAACTTAACGGCAGTTACGACAAACGATGATTTGTTGGCTCCGAAGTCCATCGCGCCGATACCGTTGAGCCCCGCGACGGTCCACAAGTCAAGCGCAGTTGCGAGTGCATTTACCGTTGCGTTTACTATATCGCAGGATGTTCCGCCGACGTTAGTCGCCATTTTCTACCACTCCCCTCCCGCTCCCGCTTGGGGTATCTGGTCTTTGGGAAGAGTCGGGCCGGGTGCCGTCTTCTTATTGGTACTCTGCAACACCTTTAATATTTCTTTCAATATCCACGTCCCTGGATCGGCGTATTCTGCTCCTTTCAGCCCAGTCTTAACAATGCCCCATAATACATCAGTTAACGCCCCCCCAGCAGACTCAACCACTTCCGGCTCCGCGCCAAGAAACTCCGCCGCCCCCCCAACTTTCCCCCGCACATATCTTTTTGCCCCTGATTCTTCGGCTTCCTTTGATTTTATCCTCGTTCTCGACAGTGCTTTTTCGCGTTCTATTTGTTTCAGGCCGAATTTTTCGATGTCCACTACTTCCTCTTGGCCTTCGAGTGCAACCTGCCCCCGCACCGCTTGGATAGCAGGTATTGCCATCGCGCTTCCAACTATCTTGCCAATTAGATTTGTCTCTTTTGCTTCCGTAATGGCCTTTGTCATTCCCGGGAACTCGCCGCCCTCAAGCGCAAGAAACCCGAGCGCGGCCTCTTTTCTTCCAAAAAACTTTTTCAATTCCGCTTCTGGCAAGGCTTTTTTCTGAACCTTTTCAACCATCTGTTGGATTGACAATCCTTTGTATTCGGGTTTCTGCATCATCGAAACGAGAAATGATTGGACCTGCGTACCCGCTACATCCGCCGTTTCGGTTCCTTTTGCAACTATGGAAATCGCGGCAAATAACTCCTCATCGGAGATGCCCATTGTATGAGCAATCTTGGCGGGCTTCGTTGCCGCGCCCAGAATATCGCCAATCCCGGCGCCGGTTACGGGCGCGGCTGCCGCTGCCGCACCACTGAGAATATCCTGCAACTTGCCGGTTTCCTTGAAACCCATCGCGGCCTGTATCTTTGCCGCTGCGCCTGCGGCCTCGGTTGCTGGCGTGACTGTTTGGAGCTTGCCGAAAAACCCCCGTTCCTGAATAGCGCCGGCAGATTCGAGTTGGAAAACCAGGTTTGCCGCTTCCGTCAGGGTAGGGGCCCCGCCCGCCTTGCGTACTTCCTTGGCCTTTTCAATCAGCCCGCGTAACTTTCCCGCGTCGCCGCCCGCAAGCTGCGCAAGGGACGCAAGGCCGGTAGCGGACTCGCGCATCAGTTGCGCGCCGCGTTTACGCTCCTCATGCATCGCCTTGAGCGCTTCCGTAACTTTACCTATAGCCGCCTGGACTCCAACAAACCCGGCCGCATAGGACAGAAGCACGGCGGGGTCGAGTGCCTTTTTTGTCGCTGTTCCAAGTTTATTGAAACCCTTGCCGGCAGTTTCCGCGCCCTCCTTGCCTTTTTTGCCCGCCGCTTTTAGTTGGCCTTTAAGACTCTCTACCTGCCGCTGCATCTTGTGGAGAGCTTTCTCAACGTGGCTCACATCTCCGGTCACGACAAATTTCACGCCGCCTGCCATCACATCTCCAAGCAGTCAAGTTCCGCAACAGTCGGTCTATAACCCGGCATCAGTCCGCGTCTCCAGGCGTCGAAGACTGAGCGCCGGGCGTTTCGTTTTTTTTTACCATCGCTTCAAGTGTCGGGTAGTCAACAACCGCCTTGCAAACGGCAGTGTATATTTCAGTATCGAGAAGCTCAAGCAGTGATATTTCAGCCGCGCTCACGCGGTAATTGATTGACAGCGCGATAACGCAGAGGTCGGCCGCGCCCGCAATCGTTACGATTCTATCTTCGTCCGACGCCACTCCTTCAGCCGGGAACATCACATCCCACAACTGGCAGGCGCGCGCGAAGTAGTCCTTGAACGCTTCCTTGACATCACCGACAAGCCAGTTCGCACCGTCGTTTTTCAGGGCGCGGGGCAGGGGCGAGCTCCCGTCTACTGCACGCGCAACCGGGATGAGCCATTCCTGCCCGTCGCAAAGCTCGACAAAATGGCCGTCCTTCGGCTTCCGGCGGAGCAGGTCATCAGGCGTGGGGTGGTTCTCTTTCCAGAAGCCGAGCCACAGGCCCTCCTTGCCGGGGTATGGCTCCCAGACTTGCTCTTCAGGCTTGAATCGCACCATGCCGGCTTTGCTGCTTGCGGAGAATGTGACGCCGGCCTTTCCGCCTGGGCCGGTATCCGCGTGGGCCGAAGCGACGGAAGGCGTCTCAAAAGCGTAACCAAGCCCCAGTTCCACAACTTTTGCCTTATTGACAAGCTGCTTGGCAGTCTCCCAAAAGTAAATGCACATACCACTCCCCTCAAAGTGTTTCTACGTTATTGCGGAGGCTGCATCTATTACGAATACAGCGTTTGTGCCATCGTAGGTTGGGGTAATTGTGCAGCGTACCCCCAGCCGCGCGCCGTGCGAGCCGGTTATGTCCTCAACACTGATATGTCCCTCATCTACGGAAATTTTGATATGTTCCGCGGTAACATCCGCCACGCGGGTTGCGCCCTCGGCTATTTTGCGGAAGTAAATCACGGAATCGGTCGCACCCTGGGCCGCGCCGGTAATCCCGAGCGTGGAGAGGATACCCGCATCCGGGGTGCTGAAACTGACACTCGGCTGCCGGCGCATAATCGCTACGAACCGGGGCCACGGCTCGCCATCGGAACCTTCGACCAACACCTCGATACCGAAGTCAACCGCCACATCCACCACGCCGTTTATCGCCACGCCGTTTATCTGGATAGGCCCGAGCGTAAAGAGCTCGGACACGCCGGGCGTTCCCGGAAGCGCTTGAGAAGCCGCGATTACAATCGGGTTGTTTGTGCCGTCATAAGTTGCATGCGCTTCAAGGCCCAGACGCGCTACCGCGCCCTGGGACGCCGACAGGGTCCGGGGGATAAGTATCCCCTCGTTGATGGTCAGCATGGTATGTGTCGCACCGGCCGCACGCGTGGCACCCTCCGCGAGAAGCTGGAAAAACGCCTCCAGAGAGCCTTTTGTTGCAGGCGTGTCAACATCAAGCGGGGTACCGTTTATGCCCGCCAGGCCAAGTGCGGTAGCGAGCATCGTCGTTGTGAATCCTATCATTGCCCGCTGCTCGTTTACCGCGACGTAGCGGTTGTCAACCTCGCCGTCGGAGCCTTCCAGGAACCGGCTGAGGCCCAGCGTGACATTCTGGTCAACTATCTGTGCAAGCAAGACGTCTACATCTCGATTGATATTGACCTGCGCAAGCGTAAACATATTCGTAATCGCCATCTCACTTCCCTCCTGTTATCCCGCGATGCCCTTTTGGACATTCGCCACGCCAACTTTTGTTAATTTCTTCGCTTCCGACTCAAGATGTTTTTCCATAAACCGCGTCAGCATCTCCCTGTCACGGTTACTGACCGCTATGAGTTCTCCCGCCTTGTCGGGCCCGCCCGGCTTGTACTGGTACGTGTATTTAGGGCCGTGGATGTGAATCCTGACGCCTTTTGATGTTTCGCGGACATCCTGATTGGCCTGGCTCAGAACTTCGTCGCGCATCAGGCCGGTAAACACGTTGGGTATGCTGTGTTGATATTTTTTGAGCTTGCGCGCCTCGTACTTCGCACCCCTGGGGCTGTAGCTATACTCACTGTAGGCTCCCGCCTTGAAGTGCTTCGGCAGAATCTTCTCGTGCCAGTATTTACCTAACAGGTAGAAGCAATACTTGGTTACTTTCCGCATCGCCCTCACTGAAAGCAGGAGCGACGTGTTCTCGATTTTTGCATCGATAACTATCATGCCGATTGAAATCCTATTCTGTAAAGTGCCTGGTAAAAGTCATCCGTAGTCTGCTTCTCATCCGAACCCGGCCTTGCAGGGCCATTCTCGACCGCAATCGACACGATGTTGAGATAGCCCGCCTGGCCTGCAAGCGCTTCTATTTCTGCGAGGATGGCGCCGACGGTATTTGTAAATGTGTAATATGCATCTGCCTCGTCAAGCCCGGCCGCAATATCATCTTCGAACATCAACATCAAGTCACCGACCTGCTCGAAGTAGTTCCGGCCGCCGCCGGAAGTTGCTTCCCTACCCCAGTTGGTAGCCCAGGCAGCTACGGCAAAGGGACGAACGGGCGAGGCTTCACGGTTAACGTATACGCGGGCAAGCGCCTCGGCCTGGTCTGCCGCGCCTACCCACGTCCGAAACGTCGCGCTGTCCGCAGGCATCAGCCTCAGATAGTGGAGAGGCAGGCTAATCATCTCTGTCGGCACTACTGCCATTACCGCTGAATCCTTGCGGCATCCCCGCCGCTCTTGTAGGTCTGTGAACGCCGTTCGAGCTGCATTTCATTTAACCCCGCTTTTTCACTTACCGCTACAACCGCCCATACTTCGCCGCCTATCGTAAAGGTATCCGTCAGGCCGGGGCTTGCGACTTCCGACGGGGCCGCGCGCGCCCGCGCCGCCTCGACTTCCTGCTCGCCATCGGGATAATAGCCGGGAATCGTCTGGTTGCGGTTAAACAGGATAGTAACCGCCGTGCCCGCGCCGGTGCCGCCCGATTTGTAAGTTGCAGCAACGCCATGCACCCGCACGAGATCATCCCAGGCCGCACCCTGCGCCATGTCGGAAAACATGCTCATGCCGTAACCCTTAACAAGCGGGTTGCCCGTGCCCGGCGGGGTACCGGACACGGGCCTCCTTCGAGGGAGAAGAAGATTACGTCTCGATTCGCATCAGGTGCGCGAACGGCGCGTCGAAGATTTTCTCCTGGACGTTCTGGCGTACCCGGTATATCTCGCCGCGGGCCTGCTCCTCACGGTAAGACTCGGTAACCGTCAGGTCGGCCGCATCCTCGGCCCACATGAGTGTCCGGCCGATGCACGGCTCGGTCATTGCCTGGCCGGCATCTGCGGTAACGGCGACCATCGCGTACTTGGCATCCCAGACCTCGGCCCCCACGAACGTCTGCCCTTCTTTCGCGGAGTCGTAAATCTGTCCGCCGACTACCAGCTTTGTGAGGCCGAATATCGAGGCCAGCGCGCTGCGAATCATCGAAAGCGTGATTTTCGCATTGCCCGGGAACTGCGCGCGGATACCCGTGTTGTTGAGCAGGTTCGCCAGCGCCGCGCCGCCAATCAGCAGCGTGTCAGGCTCGATGCCTACGCCGAGGCGAACTTTTTCCTTGGCCGCTATGACGTGGCCGATGGCGTCCGAGGCCGCAGTGGACCACGGGGTCGCCTTGTTGTCGGTGTAGAGTGCCGCGCCCGTCCAGGTCGTGGTGTTAAAAACAAGGGCTGCGGCCCTCATTTCACGCCTGAGCAGGAGCTTGAACCAGAGGTGCTGCGAAACGGCGAGCTCCGCATCGAAGTCGCTCTTGTACCTCCGCCTCTGTTTGTCGCCGAGTTCGGACTCGTAGCCGTACTCTTTGCACCTGTACTCCTTGTCCTCGGCATACATCGCGATACGCGCATACGCGCCGGACTCTCTCTCGGCCGCGCCCGCGTCCTTCAGGAGACTTTCCCGCGTGATGACGGAAATCGTAGCCGCCTCCTTCGGGACCTCGAGCGGGGCGAGGATGCTTGAAGCCACGAACTGCTCCCGGCTTGCGGAATACTCCTCGAACGCTACCCCCAGGTCGGCGCGCGGGGTTGCATACGTGGTTTGCTGAACTGCCATCATTACCTCCGGTTTCAAATTTCCCACGACGCCGAGGTACGCAGCAATAGCCGAGGATAACAGGCGGGAAAACCGCTCGGCAGTCGGTTCTTCGGGAGCTACCCTATCCCGCCATGACTTTTTCTACCCTACGGAGTTACCCACATGCAGAGCACCGGCACGAGGCAATCGCACCCGTTCGCCGCGTCTTCAAGCGCTACGAGATTGAGAGTCTCCGTCGCAACGACATCCTGAAACGTGGTGTCGAAGGTGGTGAAGTTGAAAATGGCGTCGTTGCTAACTGCGCCAAGTTCCTGCTTGTCGGTGATGGCGTCGGTGTCGTTGAACAACTGCACTTCGTCGCTTGCATGCGCGCCGTCGCCGCCCATCTTCACGCAATCCAGAACCGCAATCACGCGCAGCTTCTTCGCGGCCGGGACCGTATACGCGAGGGTTCCCGCTGCGGTCGGGCGGAAGTTGATAAGGAACGGGATACCCTTGCCAACGTTGCTGGCAACGATTTCCACAGAAGGCATTTCCATATCAAGGGAGTGGTCGCCAAGTGCCTCGCCCTCAATAGAGACTTCGGTAACATCGGCGTCTGCAGTTGCGGCCTCGAGCGCGCGTCCGACAGGCAGGCCCGACGCCACGTCATCCACCTTGCCGTCATCCGCGCCGTAAAGCACGGCGAGGATAGAGTACGCACCCGCGGCCATCATCTTGAACGTGCCAGGCCCGTTTTTCAGCCTGACCCCGACATTGTTTCCGTTGGCCGCTGCCTCAGTGGTAACACCAATCCACTCCTCACCCGCATCGGAGTAGACTACCGCGCGGCTGCTATTAAGCTTCACCCGGCGATAGCCTACAACGGCCTCGCCGGCCACATAGGTTGCCACGTTCCCTTGTACTTCAATCGCCATCTCAAATACCTCCAGAATTTCCAAAAACAAACTACGCCTGCCGGCAAAATGCCAATTATATTGCGTCTATTTTTTCGGGACCTGCTTCTGGCTCGCCTTCCACGCAGCGAACATTTCAGGATTTTCACTTGCCAGCTTCTGCATCGCGGCTGTCTTCGTAATTCCCTTCTCCTTGGAAAGCGCGATGGCTGCCTTCAGGAAGTCTCCACCTTCGCCGGCCTCGGAGTTCTCGAACCCTATCGGTTCCACACCGGAAGCATCGGCCGGCGCCGTGGCCGCTTCCTTCAGCTTCCCGGCGAGTTCCGCATTCTCCTCTTTGCTCGCCTTCAACTTACCGGCAAGCACCCCGGCGTAGGCCGCCTGCGCCTCCTGCACCGTAGCGCCCGCCTCGTACTGCTCGACGGCAAACGCGAGGTCCTCGGGAAATGCGGCCTTCAGGGCCGCGAGGTTCTCCTTTTCGGCCTTCCTGGCATCTTCGGCCGCAGTTGCCTTCATGGCCTCCTCGTCAAACACCACGACCTGAACCTTTTCGGCCGGGTCTTTCTTCTCTTTTTCTTCTGCCATAACTCCTGCCTCCTCTGACAAAACCTTGACACTCGAATCTGTATTACCTGCAAGCATGGCCGAAATGGTTGTCACTTTGTCAACCAGGCCCAGTTCACGCGATTTCTCGCCCAGCCATATCTGGCCCGTGGCGAGTTTCTTTACTTTAGATGCGGACAGCCCGCGTCCGCGCTCCACCGCAGCCCTGAAATTGGCCGCCATATCGTCGATTACTTCCTGTATGCCCTTTATTTGCTCCTTGGATATCGGCGCGCCCTCCACGCCCATCCCCTTGTGCTCGCCGCTGCGGATAACGTGTACCTTGATACCGAGGTCGTCGGCCATCTTCGAGAGGTCCATGTACACTGCGTAAACGCCTATCGAGCCAACGAGCCCGTTAAGATTAGTTCCGAGCTCCTGAGCCTGAGACGCGAGGTAGTACGCACCCGAGGCACCGAGGTCCTCTATAAAGCCTTTCACCGGCTTCGCCTTCCGGGCCGCGAATATCGCGTCTGCCGCCTCCTGGACACCGGCAACCTCACCGCCAGGCGAGTCTACCCGCAGCATAATCTGCTCGACACTCTCGTCCTCGACGGCGGCATTGACATCTGCAACCACTTCCTCGTAGCCCGTAATATCGAAGTATTTCATCAGCCAGGCGGGCGGGCTTTTCATCAAGAAACCAGTTATCGGTATGACTGCGGTGGTGCCCTCCATTGTCATCCGGCTTTTACGCGGCTGGACCGCTTGCAGCGCGGCCTCGATAAGCCGTTCCGGGTCAGTCTCGATTTGAGATGCCGAACGCACAAACCCTTCAAGTGCACGCGCCTCCATTACCCAGAGCTTTTTCTGCCACTCGCCCAATTGGCCGTTTTCCTTCATTTATTCCTATCTCCCCATGCTTGCGCATGGGGCTTCCAATACGCATGGGGTTTCGGCGGCTATTCCTTCGTTTCCTTGTCCACTGCTGCGGGTTCCGACCCGCCAGGCCTGCCCGGCTCCGTCTTGGGCGGCTTAAGCCCGCAGAATATCTGGTAAGGCACCTTCTCGCCCGTCTTCGCCTCGATTCTTTGCGCGCGTTCTATCGCATCCCTTATTTCGGCCTCTCGCGCCGCAACCACCTCGTCCCGGTCCTGGTTAAGCGTCTTGAGTACCTGCGCGTGCGTCGCCAGCCCGCGGTCGAGCCTCACGCCGTAAGCCTGCGCCTCCTTGAGCTGGTCTATCCACGGGAAAGTAGGCTTTATCCATCCGTGCTTGAGCACGCCCTCGTGCTGCCCGAGACTGCCATCGGCTATCCACTGCGCCAGCTTCCACTTGTAGGCACGTTCGAGGAATCCGGTTTCAAGCAACATCTGCCATTCTAAAAACATCTGGTATGCCTGCTCCATTACCGCCCGGCTCTGTGAGTAATTGCTCTGCGTCCAGTCCAGGAGTATCAACTCGAGCGGCAGGCCAAGCGGCAGACCCAACAACCGCAGGAAAGTTCGGAGCGTTTCGGTAAAATTCTTTGCGGGTATGTTCCGCTCGATACCCTTTATTTCCTCGCCCTGCTCACCGTGGAATATCAGCGCGTAGTCGAGCTCGTGCAACCTGGTTGCCAGGTCGCCATCGGTATCGTCGCCGGATTTGTTCGGGTCTTCGCGACTTGTGAGGTAAGCCTGTTCCGCTGAGTCCTTCTGCGTGATGGCAACCGCGAACCGGGCGAGCATCTGCCACGCAATGGCCTCGGAATCGCAAACATCGTTGATTCTGTGCAGCATGGTAAACGAGGCCTGGCTGGGCGGCGCCGACCGGGTACTTGACGGCCGGTCCGGATTCGACAGGAAAAAGACATCCTTCGCCTTGACGTTCTTACGCTTCCCCGTATCCACAAACCCGCCAGCCCTGTACGGGCAGATATCAAAGCTGGTTATATTGCCGTATTTGCCGAGATTTATCCCGCCTGTCCTGCGCCCGCTGGTTATCTGCTCCGCCTCGATAGTCTGAAGCTTGCCATCCTTCACTTTCAGGACCGCCGTATCACCCGCGACCAACAGTTCGCGGCACACGAGTTTTTGTATCTGGAATCCGGACAAAAAACCCCTCACGCCCGGGTCGAGCCAGAACTCCTTCCAGAGCTGCTCGACTTTATCGTTCAAATCCTTGTCTTCCGTGAGCATCTGCAACTTGAACCCGGGTCCGACGATATACGCGGCCGCCCGGTTTATCATGCCCTTATAAATTGCATTGTCGCGCATGAACTCGCGCGATTGATTGACAAGCTTCACCCGGTCATATTGAAGATGCCGTGCGCCCGCCCCGGTAGTTGCCGTCCGTCCCTCTCTGTTTGCTACACGCGCGGCCCGGTACCCGTAAGATGTGTAATAGCCGCGATGGCCATCGACCTTCACCTTGTGGTTCCTGGGCCTTGTTGCCGCCGGCTTCTCACTGGCTGTCTTTTTCTTAGTCAAGCATTCTCCCGCGTGTAAATTGCGACCTGGTGGCTATCTTGCCGACCCTGAGCAGGTACCCCTCGGCCTTCGCAAGCTGTGTCTCCATCATCTCGTAGTTTAGCGAAGTGCCCGCGTCCGAACTCACCCGCGGCCGGTTGAACAGAAGCCACCGCGCCGCCTCCACGTAGTTCTGCGCCTTCGTGGCATCGCCTTCCCACACAAGGTTGTTGTTAAGCTGAGCGAGTGCCTCGGTAAGTGTCGTGGTGTCAGTGAGTGCCAAGTATACCTCCGATTACGGGGAAAGAAAAAAAGGCAGTCCGGTGGTTTGGCACCAAACTGCCTCTATTCTTTCCAGTTTTCTGCCAGGTGATCGGCCTGGGCTTCACACCCTCTCTATACTACAGCCTGAGAACTTCGCAAGAATTATTTTGGAAATGCGCGAAAATACTTACCAGATTTGGTAATCCGGGCAAAATACTTACCAGATTTGGGGGATGTGGGCGAATTAGCCGCAGAGAATTCTGCGCATCGGAACACGCAGGGCGGAGGCAATCTTTTCGATGTAGCCGATAGAGATGTTTTGTCTGCCATGTTCGATTCTGCTGATTACCGGCTGGTCAGAGCCAATGCGCCGTGCGAGTTCAGCTTGCGACATTTTTTTCTTCCGCCGCGCGGTCCTGATGCGCCCGCCGATGATTTCTAAGTAGTCTTTTCGCATCATCTCCTCCTTTTTCGCCTACATTATAACATATATAGCATGTTTGTCAAGGGGAAATGAGGATAATTCTTGAAAATAATCGAGATATTTCAGGACGCTCTTATGCGCTTTTCACCACGTCAGTATCCCCCGGACGGCCTGGGCCATGTAATAGATGTGTAGAAAGAAATGAGCCCACACCCTGCGCCTGTAATGGATGTATATGCAGCCGGCGTTGCTGAAAGTCCACAGATAGAAGCACACGCCTATTTTACGCACGTTGAGTTCAACGCCGATAACGCCGAGGACGGCGATTATTATTGCAAAATACTGGAATTGCTTCTCAGTCACACATACTCCTGTCTCCCCACGCTTGCGCATGGGGCTTCATTGACTATTGCTTCTCTCCCCGCACGGTGAAGTTACGCCGGCAGACCGGGCGCCGGCACCGCCGGTACTGTACTCGCCCTTTTGTGGAATACGCCACGGTGTCCATCGCGCCGCAGCGCGGGCACGGCACCGAGCGGGGGAATAAATAGCGGCCCTTCTTCACCTCCGCGGATTCCGGCAGCGTGTCTCCTGTAGGCGGCTTCACATCCCCACCGTCAGTTGCGCCCATCGTCAGGAGCTTCTCTAACAGCACCTTCTTTTTCATTTCGTGGCAGCCCTCAATACCAAGCTCCTTGCCCATCGCCACCATCTCCCTGTAACTCTTTTCTGCCAGTTCTACCATCAACTCCCCTCCTCTCCAATACCTTTGACTATCCTGTCAATGCCGTAATCGATTATCAACTCCGTGGGTCCTGGATATATTTTTGCCGCGATTCTCACGAGGAGCAGGAATACCCTAAGCCTCCACAAGAAAACTTTTTTTACCTTGACGGTAATGCAAATCTTTTCGTCGAACCCATCGACTTTCTTCGGTTTCACGCCTTCTCCTTCTTATCTGTGTAATCTGTGTAATCTGTGGTTTATCTATCTCCCCACGCTTGCGCATGGGGTTTCCGTCAATACCTCGTCCTGATTTGTTTCTTTGCCCTGCGTTCCTTTTCGCGGCGCTTCTTGCGCTTCTCCTCCGCACGGGGTAGCGTACTCGCGCCGAGCATGTCGGCGGCCACCCGGCACCCGTAAGCGCAGTCCAGCCAGTGGTTGTCTTTCTCCACCTTTTCCCAGTAGAGTCTTAGCCCCTTGCCGGGTACCCACTCCTCGAGCTTGCGTTCCGAAACGATTTGTTTCGCGTACCGCAGGTGCTCGCGCTCAGACGCCAGAAACAGCGATAGCGCGCCCGCCTCGCCGGCCGGGGCCAGGAAGCCCTCGTGTACCTGCTGCTTCCAAAAGTCGGCATTCATATTCAACAGCCGCACATTGCCCGGCTGCCGCGTGACAAACCATTCGTGCCCGATGGCTTTGCTTTTACCCTTTGCCGGTTTACGCCACTTTTCCTGATCGCGTCCGGAGCCAAGCCCTTTTGTGGCGAAGTACCTGTCCTGCCCGCTTTCCCTCACAAACTCGTAAGCTATATCCCTCTCATATCCGGAGTCTACAAAGCATAGCCTGTGTTGTACCTGCCGGCCGGATGCATTGACCCAACCCGGTATAAGGATATCCTCCCTGAACGCACGCAGCGAGGCGAGTATCGCAAGCCCGCTCGTCTTGCGGCCCTGCGGTACGATTTCGACGCCGTAGTCTATCAGGTACCCCTGCGCATCCTCACGCCACGACCAGGCGCTCCACCAGCATCTCCACTTCCCGATGTCCATAAATACCGTCAACCTGTCCTGTGTCCCTTCCGGTAAAAACCCGCGCTTGTGCCGGCCGATTTTCCCGAGTATGACTTTTTTGTCGAGGTTTGACAAATCAGTTATCGAATCGTCGAACGGCAGTGCCCAGGCAAATTGATACAGCGCCTTCTTCGGGTTAGGGTCATCGGAAATTTCAGCCTCGTATTCCCGCTCCCCTACGTATCCGATTGACTTGAGGCCCGAAAGCATTGCATTCCACTGGAAGCCGAAAGTGTTCGTTCTGGGCGGGTCGCCGTGCACAACGCCGTCCGGCGTTACCGTCTGGTCCTTCGACACCAGGACGGGTGTCTTGAGCGCCTTGCGCCGGTCCTGCTCTGTCCAGGCCTGCTCACACTTGTCACACAGGTAGAAAGCGCTGTCACGGGCGGAGATGACATCTTCCGCATCTTCCCAGCCACCGAAATGCTCTCGTGTCGGCGTGATATACTCGCCGCAGTGGGGGCAGGGGATGTAAATTTTAGTGTCTGTCCCCTTCTTGCAGACTTCCTGGTTAATTCTCCCCTTTTCGGTCGAGCGGGTACACTCGCCGAATACGAGTGCCCGCTCGTCGAACGAGTCCGAACGCGCCTCGAGCTGTGTTACCGGGTCTGCCTCGCGCGATACCTTGCCGGAAGTATCCATCTTGTCAACTTCCGTGATAAATATGACCCGCGCCGGGAATGACGACCTCTGCTCGTCCCCGCCGCCGGCGCCCATGAACCGCAGCCGGGTGCCATTGCCGAACTGCATCATCTTCGTCTTGCCGCCGCGTGAGCCGCCGCCCTTCGTCGGTAGCAGGCCCGCGTAACTGCTATTTACAATCATCGGCTTGATATCCTCGTCGAACTTGCCCTGTGCGAGGTCCACGTCCGGGACGCCAAAAATCACGTTTTCTTTCAGCTCGAACAAGGCGTACATCAGGGGGATAACGATTCCCATCGTGGTCTTGCCGTCCTGCACGTCCGCGAACATAAACACCCTGCGATATGGTGACCGGCCCTGGAATATAGCGGTAAGGATTTCAAAAAGCTCCGCAGACCACGGCATTATGTTACAGGAGAACCGGCGCAGCGGGTACCGGCCACCTGGCGGCATCCGGATTTCAGCTTCCGCGAACTCGCGCAGGGTACGAATCCTCGGCGGCCGCATGGCCGCGAAGACCTCGATAAGCGGGTTCTCGCGCACGCGTATGATTCGTTCTGCCGGTACTGAGGCCATTTGCAATAACCCTCTCTCTATGCCGGATACGGGGCGGGTATTATCTCGTACTTTTCGAATTCTATCCCTTTGGAGAACAGCCGGTCGTGGACGCCTCTTATAACACTTGTTACATGTCGAATGCGATTCCCGGCCCGTAAGCCCGCCTGTAACCGCCCTTCTCGCCCTTCTTTAGAAGTGAGACAACCCGTGCCTGCGAGGGGTGCTTGCGCCCGCGGTCGTTAATCATAAACAAAATGGTTTTGGCCTTGTCACCCCCAAACAGAATAGTATCCGACTGAAACAGCTTGTCCTTGCCCGCGCACTGCGAGTGCCATCCCACTTCTGGCGCGCCCGGCAAGTCGCCACATCTCAATAGAATCCGCCCACAGCGGCTCAGCGAGCCACCACAATACGCACAGTCGGGTAATGGCCTGCTCATATCCTAATCCTCCTCTGGCTGCCGGATTAAAATTATCGGATAGCCCTCGAATACGGCCGCATTTTCCGAAAACTCCTCAAAGGGAAACGTAATTTTCCCATTGTTGAAAAACGCGAGCATCCAGCGCTTCCCCTTGCCGTCGATGTCCGCCCACAGCCAGAACTGAGGGGGAATACTCCCCCTCTCGACCCCTTTAATACTGAATTTCTCGCCCATCAGCCCCTCCTTCTCCGCGGTCAATCTATCTCCCCACGCTTGCGCATGGGGCTTCCGTCTGGTTACTCGCTATACGCCTCTCCTTCTATCCCTTTGGAGAACGGCCGGTCGTACACGCCCGCATAGAGCGCTTCCGCCAGTTCGTCTTTATCTTCCTGGCCGATATTGATATCCATCTCCTTGAACCGCTTCGCAAGGAACTCGACCGCCTCGTCAACGATTTTTCCCGTGTTGTGCCAGGTTGCTTCCATGTCTATTTTCCTCTGGGTTTCATTAAGTGTGTTGGACTCTGCCCGCCAAGGGCTTCTATTTTGTCATGCTCGGTATATTTGCTAAACAGCGTTTTGCCCGGCTTTGGCTCCTGGTACACTCTCACCCGTATCGGACACATTCGCCTCAAGATTTTTAACAGGCTAAGGAATAAAAACCAACGCAGGCGGAACATAGTTGAAAACCTCACTGTGACTTGAACTATCAGGCGCTTCGCCAGCTTATCCCCTAACATTTCAAATTTGTTTTCCGCCATCCGGCACCTCCGTAAACCCCGCGTCCTTTCTCACCCTCTCGTCTTTTACAAACTCCAGGTCGAAGTACGGCGAGCTTATTTCCAGTATTAACTTTGACCGGGCGCCGTAACTGGAATCGAAACTTGTTCTCGTAACGCCTTCGATAAACTTGCCCGTTTCCGCGTCCCTGACCTCGGACAGCCGGTTAGCGTCGCTTACCGTTACTTTCAGCCTCATTCAACACCTCCACAATTGATTTTTCGAGCGCTTTCTCATGGACGGTAAGCTCCTGCCGGTCTACTGCAATGCCCGGGTCATAGTCCCCGCAGGTGAACCCTTTCTTTATGCGAGAAACGGAGATCCCCTTTGGGAACCGCTTCCCGAACGCCTCCGCGAATTCATCGGAATATCGCACTGGTTTTGGAAGGTCCTTACAACCCATGGCGCAACAGAGATTGTATACCTTCTCCTGTCTCTCCGCCGATTGTAACCAGCCCCAACCGTCCCAGTCGTTTATTGAGCCGTCGTTGCGGTCTCTCTCGTAAAGCCACCAGCCCATGTAAAAGGGACCCGGACAATATTCGGCCAGTATTATCAGCGGCTTCACTTCGCATTCAAATAAGCCCTGTCGCCCCGTCATTTTGTACTGATTGAATTCTCGTCGCAGATTACTGAGCACCCAGCTATAGGTATTCGGCAGATACCGGCACCATGCATATTCTTCATCGTCTCTCGTCATTGGCCGGCAATCATCCAAGTCAACAACGGTCAATGCGTAGCCTCTGGGGTAAGTACCTTCGGGCAGAAAAAAGCCCTGTTTCACAAAATGCTCATGCGCTTCCTTATCAACCGTCTTGCCTGCGCAGATAAGCAACGGCCCGCGGTACTTCGTCCGCCAGGTGCGGGTCTCGATTGTCTTCCGCCCCGATGCGATAAGTTCCGCCCAGGGTTGTTTGACTGAGAGCGCTTTCATGTTAGAGATACTCCATTCCGCCAGCCGAGATGCTGGCAATGCCGAATATGGCCGCCACTGCCACGTCTTCCAACTCTGCTATCATGCGGCTTTTGGCAAGTGCCACAGCCCCGCGCTTTCATGCTATCGCCTCCAAAATAATATCTGAAATGCAGCCCGCAGTTTCCGAGGCCGTCATGTCAACTGACGCCGAAAGTGTCCTTGTCAGTCTGATATGCAAGTTCAAGACAGAAATTTTTTCACTAAAGCCTTCCTTGCAATTTAAGTCAGGTGAGTTTTTTCTCAGTTCGGCTGCCCACTCCAACAGTATCCACGCATCGGCGATGTTGACAAGAGGGTTCCAATCATCAACTTTCTTATCATTGTAATTGATAAGCTCACCGGACGACCACACGAGATATTGCACGCCTTCTTCTAAATTTATATACAACTCTTTATTCCAGCCCATCCACTTCGCCAGCCGTTCTATCTTCTCTGCGTCCGCCATCGATTTTGCCCTCCTCTTACCCACTGGCTATTGCCTATTGGCTCTACCCGGTTCTCGCCGTAACCTTTACCGCAACGCGATGGTTCGCCGGCGCGTTGCGAACGACCGGCTTGACGAAGTTGTGCAATGGCGCGGTTTCTGTCATAGACTTCGCTTTCCAGGCCCCCTTTATTCTCCGAAAGCCTATTTTATATTGGATACAGGGCGTCTTTTCCCACACCTTCCTGTCATCCGACGCATACAGCTCGAGCACGAGCGGGCCACAGGAAACCACGTTCAGCCGGACACCCATATCCGCCTCTATGATTATCCTGTACCCCGCCGCGCTTTCGAGTTCAAGCGCCCTCGCTTGCGCGAGCGTGCTTTCCTCACCCGGTCCCAGTTGCGTCTCCAGTAGTATCGAGTCGTTATTTTTCATTCGCTCGCCTCCATTTCCCGGCCTGCGTCTCGGCCCTCTGTGGCTTCTTGCCGCGCTGATAACCACACGAAGGGCAAACGGGCGCGTCGTGCCTACTGGTATATACCACGGTTCTACACTTCGGACATGTCCATACAGCCATTACTCGTTTTCCTTCTGCCACGCCTTGAACTCGTCGCTTGTGACAGCGGCTTCATTCCCCTCTTGCCTACTGGCTACTGGCTATTGGCTGCTTCGGCGGCCAGACGTAGCACGCCTTACCCATGTCCTGCATGTTCACGATTCACCCCCCACAGATGCCTCACAGAACAGGGCGGAGAGCCAAATAATCATGCGGCCCCAACAGCCCTTGTGATAGAACGTCTTGCCATCTCCCATGGGATACAAGTTGGTTCTAATGACTCGCTTGCACCACGCGCATCTACGTGCCTTCATTTCTTCCCCTCCACAAACTCTGTGTCTCCGTGGTTAATCTATCTCCCCACGCTTGCGCATGGGGTTTCCAATCAATACTTCGTCCTGATAATTCCCCGTCTCGGTGCGGACCGACGGACGGCCCGTTTAACCGGCTTCTTTTCTACCCCCCCACGCTTGCGCATGGGACTTCCATTTTCCGGCTGCGGTGCCAACGGAGCCGGGGGCTCATTGGCTCCCGCCCCATGTTTTTTTGCCTTCGGCTCCGCCGGCCTGGCAGTCGGTTTCTTTTTCTTCCCACGCTTTGCCGCAGCCTTTTTCGCCTTCTTCTTCTTCTTGACAAACCTGCCTTTCGGGTCGCGTTTGGTTTTGGGTTCAGACCTATCTATCTCCCCACGCTTGCGCATGGGGTTTCCGGATTGCTTCTTCCGTTGTTCCCCTTTTTTGGGTTTTGGACTTGGGATTTGATTTGACATTTGAGCTTTGGAATTTGGCATTTCGCGCTCCTCATGTGGTGCGGGACCGTGTCCTGCCCGCTCGATGAGCGCCGGAAATATCCGCTGGCAGGCGCCCTGTGCTTCGTCTATCATGTCACGGATGGCCGCGCCCACATCCGGCCCGTGGTCCCGCTCGATGGCCTCCGCCCGCTGCCTGAAAGTGTGCGACATCTGCAGAAGCTGCGTCGTGATAATTCCCGTCTCTACCAGCTTATTCTCGGCTACTTCATTCTTACGATGCGCTTCGCGCGCCTTCTCCTTGCGATACTCGCTCAACCACCTGTCCTTGCCATCACCCCCGACCATCAGCGGATCCCCGCCCGCAATGTCAAGCCGCTCCTTCTCCACTTCCTCCCGCCAGCGGACAAGGAGGGCGCCGTCGTAGGTGCCGTCCGTGTTGCGCGGCGCGGCATGGTCGCGCAATCGCCGGGCACTGATACCCAGGAGCCAGGCCGCTGCATTCTGCCGCATACGGGACAGTTCGGCTATCTGCTGCACCCCTGTTAAATGCTGGCTCTTAGCGTCCGACATAAATATCAACACCCCCACAAGGACCGGATACCGAGTTTGAATCTATGTATACACAAAAATGGCGACATTTTCTTTG